GGCCACTTGTTCATATGCTACCTGGTTTTCTACTATAGTGCGTGCTGACGAATAAACTTTAGAATACTCGTTCGCTATGAAAACATGTACGAAATTGTTACAGATAGTAGTAAGTGTGGAACCAGAATACAAGACAGTGCTACTATTATGTAACAAAATACTGTCATGCTTATTATACGGGCTCCTTAGCCTCATTGGCAACTGCAGCTGCCTGAAAAGCTCTTCTATATCTGTGGACCAATTCTTAATGTGTATACATCGTTTAACAGCAGCTAGGAATTCTGGACCCATAGAACCGTCACATTGTGATACGTCTAAATTGGCTCGCAGGTAACCGTCACTACATCGAGCTGATATTATGCTATCATCAGAGAAATATGCTATATAACAATCGTCATTCATACACAACTGTTTAAAAGTATTCTCTATCTCTTCGTGCAACACTGTTACAAACTGAACTCTAACTTGAGCGAAAGTCAATTCCTCCTTCATTAAATTTTTAATGTGCGTAGCTAGGTATCCCCCTGCTATAGCACTAACAACCCCTAAATTGCCTGTACCTCGCAAATATTTATCGCAAGGCAACCATTCTTGACTTTTAGATACATATTCAACCTCCTTCACAAATCTGATATGGCTAACGCCCGTTTTCTGCAACTTCTCAAAAGCGCTTACTCTCTCTTTCTTCTTTGGATGAGGTGCATACACCCAACCTCTTCGCTGTTCTTCTATATCGTCCTCACCATGGCGTAAATCCAATTGGCCTATAAAATAACTGGTTATATTATCAATGTTGGCTTCTGTGAAGTATAATCTCTGGTTTTCGGCATATTCGTCATGCATACGCCCGCTGGGGTCTTTATCTAAAAACCTCTTGCAAGCCAATCGACAAAAACTCCCAAATAAACCTACCTCATCGCAACGCCAATAACACAGATTATTGTAAAAACTAGGACCTATATGGAACTTATAATCTCCAGTGTAAGACCACCCCTGAGGATTGAATAAAGAACGCTTGTTGAATTTAGTTGGTAAATCATATTTATCTTTAATGTCTAAAAATTTCTCATTGTCAATAAAGGGTTTAGTAACGGGGCACTCCATTGGCCATAATTTATAAAGGCCATGAAATGTAATCCCGTTACTAACTAATGTCATGTTCTTTTAAAAATTTTATCAGGTATGTCGCGCTTGATTACACCCATCAAATGATTTTGAAATTCATACATTTGTAAGTGTGCCATGGCAACAAAAGCTGTGTTGTAAATTATTTGTAACTCTGGTTCAGCATCTTTATTCAACTTGTCACTATGGAAAAATTCTAAGAGCTTATCCACAAAGATCTTATAACTTTGCTCAGAGAGTACAGTACGTGATTTGGTCATAATAAGAGTCTGCAAGTATTTCTTGTATATGGTCACTCGTACGAAACTATCGTAACCATATCTCTTAAAATAATCCCTCAACGCCTGTTGGAACGCAAAATTACTGCTCCTTCTCTCATTGTCCATGTCAAAAAGCTGAAAGTTAAATTTACAGTCTTCCATGAACAATAATCCTTTGTTATAAGTATCTGGCTCTATATCAACCATGCCAAGTGAGATGTTCTTATACAAAGATCTTACACCCTCGTTGATCCATCTCAACCAAGTTCTCTCGGTTGTGGCTCGTATTGGGCAATACACATCGACCAAACCTAAATGCACATCCTGGTCTTCGTAACACATATCGTGCCAAGTACCGAATGTATCTTCCAAATTTTCGATAGAAGGGGCGTCTATATACCTCTTCAAATGATCACTCAATATCTGTTCGAATAACTCGAGCTCAATATCGAAATTTGGTGATTTAGAGTCGACTTGATCTTCGTCGATAGAACTTTCGTCACATTTAAAAATCGTTTGTTGTTTTTTGTTTTCATCAATATTTACATTTTTTACATCAGTACTCAATACTGGTTGAGTTAATTTACATTTAATATCTTTTGCGTGTTGTCGGTACATATCTTCTAACAATATTTTAGCTCTTTCTAACACCTCCACCTTACGATGTGCGGCGAATAAATTACTTTGTTCCTCAACAGTCAGTTTGCGAAGATCAAAGTCATCTTCATCTTGTACTTCTTCTATGTGAGTTTGGCTTCGGTTAGCCACCACCGTCCCTTCCATCTCGCTTATTAGTTTTGATACGGTGTTAATATTTTTAGATCCCAATCCTGAAGATAGTTCATAGGCTGTTAGCTCTGGCTTAACGCACAAATCAGCCCTATGACTTCTTTTCTTATCTTGGTTCTCCAAATACACCTGCCATTTACGCATAGCACATTGGCATACGTCACCACTAATAAGCAATAGTGTTAAAGGGTTTGGACCCTCGGGCATCTGGCGAGATAAATGCTGAGCATTCATCTTGACCCACTTTTTAAAAGTACTGTTTCCTATCATAGAATACTTACCAACACCATTACACTCGCAAAATCCACTATTTACATTATTACACAATATAGTTACATTCCTATTATAATCGTCTAAGTTCTCAGTACCGTCCATCATAACCTTTCGATATGATGGTACGGTTGAGAAGCATAGACGAGCAAAATATCTCGTCTATAAACTAACTCAACAGTACCTTCGGCCTGCATGTTAATGCAATGACCCTTAGATTCATTACTTCTAAGAATCAAACCTTCTATGAGGGGCTGTAATCCACATAGTCAGAGGCCTCGAAAATATATAAAACACCGTCCCCGGCTACAGCTATGACCCTGCGCCTTTTAACTTTAGTTTTCGTAGCATGCTAGGTGTGGGGAAACCCACATGCCTTCCCGTTAATTACGGATAGATCTGACTACCATTGTCCTTCGAGCACCGAACCTGATCAGTATGCTATAAAGCAAGTGCTCTTTATAAAAAATATATATATACATGCGTTCATCAGAAAGGATTTCTCTGGAATTCTCGCCTTGGTTATAAACCGAATTATAAAGACAATACGCTAAGCCATGTAGAACTATTATTAGCGGCGTCAATACAAATAAACATACGAACCCTTATAGAGCCTTCAAGTATAGCCGTTCCTAATGTGGAACCATTTCCGTCTTGGAATGTGTGGTCACTAGCATTATTAATGACAAAACCACCGGTTTTCTTGATAATAAGAAAATGCCCTTTTGGGAATATCCCCGAACCCATCGTCAACGATTTACTACCTGATCCAGTAACCACAACCATGCTCGTGGTGTCTGTGATAACCACAGACGTACCACTGTAAAATTTAGTGTTAAAAATTAGAGCTTTAGGTGTGATGTAATCAGTAATTATAGAATCGGCGATTAATTCGGTGAGATCTGTTTTCTTTAATGTATTAGTTATGTTGCCACTCTGTGTGATTGCTCCAAAAGACGAAGCGCTTATCTTACCTGAGGATGTTATATTGCTGGTGGTAGCGTTGGCAGAGACGCTTAAGCTACCATTAACGGCCAAATGGGATAAAGTATTGTTAACGGTTGTAGCCTGGGTGATGACGCCAAACTCGGTGGCATCAATTTTACCCGCAACGTTAACTGACTTTAAGCTATTTGTGCCAGTGCCAGTCTGAACTATCCTATAGGACCCCGATTGATTAATGTCTGCAAAACTTGCAAATACTTTGCTTGGAGCTGTAACTACTAAATCCGTATTCGACGTGATTGTACCTCCATTAAAGGATACTAAACCGTCAAAATTTGTTGATCTGAGCATGTTGACTCCAAAACCAGATTGCGTAATAACACTACCTGAGGTTTGATTAATGGTACCCGTCGAAGTAGCCGACAAAGTTCCATTTATAGCAGTACTCTTTAGAACATTAACCCCAGTCCCGGTTTGACTAATAATGTCAGCATCTTTCTGTGTGATGGTGTCAAAATAATCTGCACCTAACAGAGTGTTAACATAAGTCTCCTTAAGATTGTTGACCCCTTCTCCTTCCTGTTCTATAACACCATTTATAATGGCGTCATTGTTCACAGTTATGGAGTCGAAAGTTGGGTCATCGGGGATTTTAACTGTTGTGGTGAATCCGTTACCAGTTCCCACCAGTGACGGCTGGCGGAATGGTCGGCCCATCATCGATCTCAATGTTCGCTTACTCATTACTTATTGAAGATCGTTGCAACAGTGGCTCCAGCTGTGGGGCCACCGTACTCTGTAGCTAAAGTTGTCAGTCCGGCAACTGCGACTCGCTTCATATTATCGACCATAACTTTTTGCAGTTTCTGCTTAAATGCAGACGTTACGTTAACGTTAGGATTCTGAGCCCTAATTTCATGAATTTGAGAAAGGGCAGTTCTTACTTGTGACGCTCCAGTGACATCCACGTGAGTGGGTGTCTGTAAAGCTGAAGTTCTAGCGCCTGTGTATTCACTGTGTTGAATCACTTGAACATTAAACGTCTGAGCAGAATTAGCATTTGATGGCACGTTGATGAGAAAGCACATAACTGGTGCGCCTTCTCCTGAAGACTCGAACGCCTCCATACCGATGTTAGTGTATTGATCATTACTGAAAGGAAACCAACGCTCTTCGGAGGGTTTGTCGTTTGAGTACATACTCTCTCTGTCATCAATACCATGACAGGCAATCCAGTGAACCCTCTTATCGAGAGGTTGTTGGACGGCCAATGCTTGGCCGAGTAAATCATCGTACCCATACAACTGGGATACGTACTCGTGAGTAGGAGATGAGTATGACACCAATGTGCCACCAAGATATAATGATGGTGATGTGCAGGTAATGGATGCACCATAAGACACAATCCTACCGGCAACGGCTGGATTTGAGTCGTGCAAATCAGTGGCAGAATACGGACAGTTCGCAAACTTGACCTTAGTCAAATGGCTTGCGTTTACATTACTAAGTGTTAGAAAATTTTTCTGACCACTGTAATATCCGGCCGCTTCTCCAGATGTATACCAGGCACACGCTGTGTCGTTAGCTAATGTGGGGGTAAACCAAACAGCTCCGTAAGTCGCACCGGCAGGAATAGTGACAGCGAATCTGGCGAACTGCATCAGTTTTTGTGAACCGACAGCAGGTGGTAATGGGACGCATGCTCCTCTCGCGAGTGGGTTGAATGGTTCGACAGCTGCCAAGGCATATTTAGCCGCACATTCACTCAAAGTAAGTGCATTCAACGAGAGGACCTTTCTTCTGCCTATGCGCAATGGTCTCATATTTCTCACAATTCGTTTTGGTTTGTTTTTGTTTTTGTTTTTCTTGTTTTGATTTTTCTTCATTTTCTTGTTAACTTTTATAAACATGCTGAACTTCCCCCCCTATGAAGTCGCCCAGCAACCAACCTAAATAGGCTTTCGAGCAAATTATTAGGCGCCCCGGTCTATAATGGATTAAAATGTATAACACCCCTCAGTCAAAGAAAGTGTACTTAATATTTTATATAAACCAACCATCAGTAACAGCACAGAAATAATATAGGTTATTAATGTCATTATATGAACACTGATGGTCTTCACCATTTTGAAAGAGTGTCCTAGACCATCCCCATTGACCGGTGTGGTGTCTGAGATGATCCTATAAATTTTGTTTCGACTTTGAGTCAGGATATCGGCCTGATCAATGACAAACCTACAGTCAACATCAAAGTACTTGATACAAAATCTCGCGGCCGGACTTGCCACTTGTCTCGCCATTAAGCAGACCCGCTCTTGAGAGCACTAGTTTATACGCACTAGCCTTTGTTGAAAAACACGCGAGCGTACTACAACTACCTTGTAGTCAGTACCAACTGTATGATACTGGAA